CACGCACCGTCAAACCCGGCAAACCCAGCTTCCGTCTGGCATTGGTGGAAGGAGGTGCAGCATGAGCCTGCCCATCATCTCCGCCGACCAGCGCCGCGCCGAGAAGCGTGGCGTCAAAATGGCCCTGCTCGGCAAGAGCGGCATCGGCAAAACCTCCCAGCTCAAAACGCTGGGCACAGACATCACGCTGTTCATCGATCTGGAGGCAGGCGATCTGGCCGTGGCCGAATGGTCGGGCGACACCATCCGTCCGCGCACCTGGCCGGAGTTCCGTGATCTGGTGGTGTTCCTTGCCGGTCCCAATCCGGCATTGCCCGCCGATCAGCCGTTCTCGCAGGCGCACTTCGATCATGTCTGCCAGATCTACGGCGACCCTGCACAGCTCGACAAGTACGAAACCTACTTCTGCGATTCGATCACGGCGCTGTCCCGGCTGTGTTTCACCTGGGCCAAGGCGCAGCCTGCTGCTTATTCCGAGCGCACCGGCAAGCCGGACAGCCGGGGTGCATACGGATTGCTCGGGCAGGAAATGATCACCGCGCTCACTCACCTGCAGCACGCACGCGGCAAGAACGTGGTCTTCGTCGCCATCCTCGACGAGAAGATCGACGACTTCAATCGCAAGGTGTTCGTGCCGCAGATCGAGGGCAGCAAAACCGCGCTCGAGTTGCCCGGCATCGTCGACGAGGTCGCCACGCTCGCAGAACTCAAGGCCGACGACGGCAGCAGTTACCGCGCCTTCATCTGCCACACCCTCAACCCATGGGGTTTCCCGGCTAAGGACCGTTCCGGTCGCCTGGACATGCAGGAAGAACCCCATCTCGGACGGCTGATCGCCAAGTGCGCAGCTACCGCCACCCCATCTGACAAGGAATAAATCATGAGCATGAACTGGAACGATTTCAACGACGCCGAACAACAAACCTCTTTCGACCTGATTCCCAAGGGGACATTGACCCGCGTGCGCATGACGATCAAGCCGGGCGGTTTTGATGACGCCGCACGCGGCTGGACCGATGGTTATGCCACCGAGAGTTTCGATACCGGCTCGATCTATCTTGCCGCCGAGTTCGTCGTACTGGAGGGCGAATTCGCCAAGCGCAAACTGTGGTCGAACATCGGCCTGCACTCCCCCAAGGGCGATGCCTGGGCCAACATGGGGCGCACCTTCATCCGTGCCGCGCTCAATTCGGCCTATGGCGTGCTCCCCTCCGATCAATCGACCGAGGCACAGAACGCCCGCCGCATCGGCAGCTTCAGCGCGCTGGACGGCATCGAGTTCGTCGCACGCATCGATGTCGAGAAAGACAACAAGGGCGAGTACCGCAACACCATCAAACAGGTGATCGAGCCCGATCACAAGGATTATGCCCGGCTGATGGGCATACCTCCCAAGGCTGGCACTGCTCCGATCGTCGCTGCACCACAGGCAAAACCAGCCTCGCCATCCCGTCCTGCCGTTTCCGGCAAACCGGCATTGGCACAGTAAGGAGGAGACGTGAAATGCTGGATTTGTTCACGCGAGGCGCGTGGCTTTGGAATCACCGACACGCGGTATTCCATCGCCGATTCCCGGCGCTACCCGGTCGATTGGGTGTTCTGTTCAAAGCGGTGTCAGGACGCCTTCCATCGATTCTACAACCTGCGCACCGATGCGGAAGACAAGGGAAAGGAGCTTCCCATGATTGATGCGACCGAATACGAACAGGCCGCCATCCGCCGTTGCCTGAAGTCCTTCGGTGAAGCGGCTGGCGAGATCGGCTTTGACAAGCCGCTCGGCCAGTACAGCGAGTCCGAAGCACTCAAGGTCTGCGATGCAATCGTTTCCTGCTTTGTGGACGCGATGGCCGAACGGCACGCCTCGACGGCATTCCCCGCAGTGCGGGGTTTGCCGAACGTGGTGCAGGACTCGTTCGCCGATCTCAAGAGTGACCTGCCGTGGGAGGAATCATGAACTGCAAAACTTGCACAAAGTGCAACCGATTGCTGCCTGCCTCGGAGTTTGGACTTCGTCGTCAATCTCACGATGGACTGCAAATCTGGTGCCGTGATTGTCGGCGGGAGTACCAACGTGAGTATGCGAGGAAGCACCGGGACCTCGAGAAACATCGAGTCGCCCAAGCGAATTATCGGCGAGCACATCGAGAAAAGTATCTCGCCCACAACAAATTACGCAAAGCAGTTCAAGCAGGACGGATGCCAGTCCCAATCTGGTGTCAGCGGTGCCATTGCGTAACCGAGCTAGAGGCACACCACCGTGATTATTCAAAACCACTTGAGGTCGAGTGGCTGTGCTCAACCTGCCATGGACTGGCTCACCGAAAACATAGAGAGGTAAACCATGCTGGACTTTAACTCACGCCCCAAATTGCATGATCGAATCACTGCCCACCTCGATGCCGCACTCACCACCGAACGTGCCGGACAGGAACGGCGCACCTATCTCGGCGCATCCCGTCTGGGCGTGGCCTGCGACCGGGCGCTGCAGTATGAGTTCGCCGGAGCACCTGCCGATCCCGGTCGGGAGTTCGATGGGCGGGTGCTGCGCATCTTCGAAGTCGGCCATGTGCTGGAAGATCTGGCGATCCGCTGGCTGCGTCTGTCCGGTTTCGATCTCTACACCCGCACCCGCTCGGGTGGTCAGTTCGGTTTCTCGGTGTGCGATGGGCTGATCCAGGGACACGTCGACGGCATCGTCATGGCCGCACCTGCCGATCTCGGCTGGTCGTTCCCGATGCTGTGGGAGTGCAAGACCATGAACGCACAGAACTGGCGGGATTGCGTCAAACGCGGCGTGTCGGTGGCCAAGCCAGTCTATGCCGCGCAGATGGCGATCTACCAAGCGTACATGGAATCCACGGTCGAGGGCATCAGCCGCAACCCGGCGCTGTTCACCGCCATCAACAAGGACACGCAGGAACTGTGGTTTGAACTGGTGCCGTTCGATGCGGTGCTGGCGCAACGGGCGTCCGACCGCGCCGTGAAAATCATTACAGCCACCGAGCACGGGGAACTGCTGCCCCGGTCGTTCAGCGATTCGACACACATCGAGTGCAAATTCTGCAGTTGGCAAGAGCGCTGCTGGGATATTCGCGCAAATGGAGGTGCAGCATGAGCATGCACCTCCTACGACATTATCCCAAAGCGGACAGTGCGGCCTCTGGAGCCTTGTCGAGCACTTTCAACAATGCCTTGGCTGCTCCTGTCGGGCAACGCTTGCCTTGCTCCCAGTTGCGGATGGTTTCCAGAGAAACATCGATCCGATGCGAAAACTCCAACTGGCTCAATCCAAGACGCTTACGCACACGGCGCGCGAACTTTGCTGCGTCTTGCATGGCCTCGGCATCGTCTGCATGCTGTTGTGCGGCGAGGTCTCGCTCGCTCGTTGCATCCAACCTCGACTTGTCCACGCGTCCCTTGGGCAAACTAGCCAACGAGTGCGGATCAATCTTCACGCGTACTGTTTTCATAGTCATTCACCTCTCGTTTGTTGGCTTTGCGGGCGGAAATGATTCGGATCGACTGCCCCCGAAGGGTGTAGACCACGAAAAACACACGCCCTTCGATGAGTCCAAGCAACTGGTAGCGATCTTCGCCGTAATCCCAGCGAGCATCCTTGTGAATCAATCGATTCTCATCCAGGAATGCTCGCAAAACATAGGCGAAGTCAAAGCCACGCTCTGTAAAGCATGTATCGCTCTTGTCCGAGTCCCATTCGAATTCCATGCGCCCATAGTAGTTCATTGGCCTAGTAATTTCAAGACGGGGGGTATGGCATGAATGCAGCGCTGATCCCCAAGCATCCGAACCGGCCACTGGTAGGGATTCGGGCGATTGAACGACTGCTCTTGCGTCATGCCTTCGCACCCAAACCGGAAGCCAAGCTGATGGTCGCGGTGATCTGTCAGGGCATGGCCGATGCCGTGTCGGTCGACGACTACGTCCGGCGCAGGGCAATTCGCTTCCTGAAAGGACACAACCTCGAGCGCATCGCCGAACTGATCGGCCTGCATCCCGAGTTTGTCCGTCAGGTGGCGCAGCAGGCGAACTATCTGACCAACGACCTCCCCGCTTCCCAGAACAAACGAAAAAGAAAGTCAGG